CGCGGAAACCCCCACGAAAGTCAAAGGGTATAAAACCTCTAACCCTCATGAGAAAACCGTTGTCCAATATGTTTTACATAAAGGATAGCAAGGTGTCTCTAAAAGACTAATAAAGATAATCTTACTCTAAACGGAATGTTCATTTAGGCCTCCTTTTATTTGTCTTCAAAATAAATTTTAAAGATGATAAAGGTGATCTATCAGAAATTCTGTTCTTAGTAGAACCATTCTCCTTATCAATTGCCCGTTGTGTTAGTTCGAGCGTCTCAAGGAGACGATCGAATTTAGCATTAAGGACAATTAGATCCTCTAATGACTGGTTCCTCCGTAAGTCTACTGAATAGAAAGACAAGTCTCCAAGGAAACTTTCTGCTATTTGATAGAACATCATAAAGGCAGTTGCTTGATCGATTTCAACCTTTGAAAGTTGATTATCCATTCAAGATAAACTGTTCTTTAGATGTAGAGGAATACCGGGTATTAAAGTATCAGCTATAAGACCAGCTAGTTTAAGATTTATATCATCGATAGAGCCCAACCTGTGACGGATCATTATAATCCGATTCATTAGTTGAAGCTTATGTCAAGGTAAGTCATCATTGAATATTCTATTAATAAGATCATTATTAGACATCTTCAAAGGTTCCTTACGATATAACGAAGTTAAAAGAGACTCGACATAACCAACATTTAGGTTATTTTTAGCATCTTTTATACTACGGTCTCAAAAGGTTATTGGAAGTACAAGTACTTTTAATAATTCTGAATAAGACATCTTTCCTGAGTTTGAATACATAGATAGAAGAGCTATAAGATTAAACTTATAATCTCCGACATCTTTCAAACTCTTCCTTAAAATGTTCTTCATAAAAGCAATAGGGTGTTTTAATACTCTGATATTTAATAAATAATACAGAATGTTAACACGGCCCATATTGGTATTTTGTGAGACGAACATTTTTCAGGAAACTGGACTTACAAAGTGACCTTTTGAATAAGATACTTTGGCAAACTCAAAGGAGTTAGTAGTAGCAACTACGCTCTTCTTAAGGTTTATTCCTACTCCGAATAATTTCATTAATTCGAGGTAGGCCAAAGCAACATCTTTATCAAAGATCACTATATCATCACCTAATAATTCATAATTATCATATCAGAAATTAGGAACCATTACTGGTCCCCGAGCTCTGACGTAAGAATATTGAACTATAAGGTGATGAGAGACAGCTAGCATTGCTCATGACGACAATGCTCCCATAGGTTGACCAACAGCATAACGTACTGAATGATCTCCGAATTCCTCGGAGCGTAATTCATAAGTTCTGTCTGTTAGTAACTTTGCTCAAGCATTAGCTGCTCTTTCTCCTATAATAGGAGTAAGAATAGCAATCTGTAAGAACAAAGGTAACCTATCAGTCGCTGCAGAAAGATCATAACCAAATGAACAACCACTTTTATCAGCCTTGTCAGCACATCGCTGTACTGAGGCATTCTGATTAAAAGTACCGTCATTAGGTAATTTTCTAAGAAAGGAGAATAACATCTCATGTAGAGGTTTTAGAACTGATTGAGTTCAAACATCTACTAAGGCGAAAACTCTCACTTTCCCTGCAGCCTCCTTCTTAATAGACAATTGTCCCATAGTAGTATTAGTCTTACGACCAACTCTACTTATGGTAGGAACAAAAACATTAAGAATACCTTCAAAATAGATTTTTAGTCTATCTTGAGAGGTAGCTGATAAATACTCAAGAATATGTACATCTAGACCTGCTTGATGTAAGTCAAACGGATCTGTCATGATACCTTTTCAAGAGGATTTGTAAGACGGAGAAGCTGTCTCAAGAGCTAGGAGTCCGTAATCTTTTGATAAAATTTTCAAATCAAAACGGTGAAGATTCTTCAAAGCTAAATACTTTAAAGTCTCCAAACCCTCGTGAATGAAAAGATTATCTCCAGAGAACGGTGCCGTGATGGTAGTTAAATTTAACTTACCCTCTACACTTATAACTCGATATATGGAAAACACTGTCATCCAGTATCGAATTACAAATGTATTCCCTGATAAAATAGATCTACGGTCGACCAAAGGAATTATCCTTGGAAGACCAGATGTAGTTAATCTTGGAAACGGTAGATCAGGTTCAATCTCACGAAGAGATTTAATCCGATCACCACTAATTCTTTTTTGTAAAGCTAATTGACAAGTTTTAAGGTATTTTACAGTGTATGTTGCTCCATGATGTTTTTTCATCTGAAGCAAATACCTGCAAAACCACCTCAGTAAAATTAGTCTTTTAGTGACGTTTATTGGTTTATCGCTACAGGCTAAGATTACTCTTCAACCTAAACGATTCACCAATACTAGTAACTCAAAAGAATTACCTAGCGAAACCATAGGTTCCGTTCTAATGCTATCTCTGAATGCATTTATCATAGAGAACGTGGAAAGGATTGATTTTTCAATTTTTTTCATATTTTCTGTTTAATAAATGTAATCATGGATTCATCCGGAGATACTGTATAACTCTTTCATTTTGGATCAGTAGAAATTCATCTACATCTACTTTGAAAGTACAATATACCTTAATCCGCCTTGTGATTTACTTCAGAGTCTATAAAGTAGACGACTTATGTAAGTTCAAGGTTGAATTCAAAACCTTTTACCATTTGAGAGAACAAGGGGTTAGCCCTAAACCACGTACAGCTTCCTGTTGTACCGTTTCCGGCCATCTCAGTTTACATCTGTAACTGCGAGCTTCCCCACTTCACTCCAATAGTAACCATTATGATTAGACTACCAAGTCGAAAGTAATAAAGGGTTTCGAGAACATTAGTTCATAACCTATTCCGCTGTTTTAAGTTTACACTTAAGACGGCAGGCTAAGAAGTCACTAAAGCTCTCAAGTCTGATTATAGTCAATAAATTGACATAATCTAAACTTGATAGGGATAGACCTTCCTAGAGTCATCATACCAAGGCTGATCACCCCTCAACGAGGGACCAGTCTGGACATGACTTTTCATAAGAGAGATCTTATGAAACCGGTGTATTCTTCCGCTCATGCTCTTTGGTTATTAATAACCTCAAGCTTGTGCACGGAGAATACTCTAACGGTTTTCTTCTCCTCCTTTAGAGAGAAGAGTTTCCGCGGATCAATAATGATC